CGCCCGGGAGCCTCTATGCCGCCCGGGAGCCTCTATGCCGCCCGGGAGCCTCGCAGAGCGGGCGGCAAAGGCCCTGGACTCCCGCCCGCCCCAATGCAGAAACCGCTACCACCAATTAGGCCTAGCCACTGATTTCTGCCCTTCTGCCCTTCTGCGAAAATTTCAACTTTCTGCCCCTTCTGCCGGATTTCTGCCGATCTAAAAAACTTAGGAAAACTTAGAAATAATGCTTGACATACCACCCAATGAGTGATATACTTAAAGAGAACTAAGGAACACAACATACTGAAACTTAGAAACGGAGGTACAAAATGAAAGTTTTCACCATCAAGGATATCGAGGCCTTCCACGTGGCCCGCATCTTTGACCCCACATTCGTGCCGGACGGCATGACCGCAAAGTACGAAATGGAGTACACCACCCACGAAGGCCCCCTGCAAATCAACGGAACCGCCGTCTATGACTCCCGCTCTTCTGCCCTGGCTGATTTTGACCGCATGACCGAACAAGACCCCATGTGTGACTGCTCCGTGCGGGAAATCATCTATGCCGCCAACGGGGAAATCTTCTCCGACGAGCGGATCGCCGATTACTATTATTGATTGGAGGTGTTACCCATGACTTTCTGCAAAATTTTGAAAGAGGCCAAGGTCGGACAAGACACCGTCACTGCCTATGAGAACTACGACAAGTTCTGCACCGTCCCCCGTTATGAGATTGTGACATCCCGTGACGGGATCGCCTACAACGTCGAGCGGGCCGCAAAGACCACGTGGAAGCGGAAATTCAAGGAATCAACTAATGCTTGACCCTTACCAAGCCCATGACCCGTTCGTGGGCTTGAGTAAAGGCCAAACAGGCCAAATAAAATTTGGAGGTATAACACCATGACTTATCAGGAAAGCTCTTCTGCCGTTCTCATTGCCTACGCAAACAAAGAGAACGCAAAAACCATCTATGAAAATGCCGTACACAAGGAGAATGCCCACCGTCAGCAGTTGCGCTTCTGCGAAATCCACAGCAAGCCCATCCAGCCGGAAATCAAGGATGCCTACAAGGCCCTGTGCGACTCCGCCAACGTTGCCCTGGTTGCCCTGTCCCGCTCTGAAATGGTCTACGATATCTGCCGGGACAATGCCCGTTCTGCTTGGATTTTCGAAAAGCTGTCCGCCTTCGTGGATATGCTCGGAACCATTGCCGGAAAGAAGTATGGCCCCAAGACCGCACAGAAGTTCGATGCCGCAATTCGTGCCGATCTGGAATGCCAAGTCACCTTCTGCGATAAGTACGGACATGGTTATGCGGAGTTCTCGCCGCTCAACCCTGCCGACCGTCGCATCATCGGAGGCAACGCAATTTGCGTTTCTGTCTCCTCTGAGATTCTCCCCGGAAACGTGGTGACCCCTGCTCCGCTCGACCAGTGGAAAGTTCTCTATCTTCCGGAACCCGTCGCAGACCCCGAAAAGAGAGCAGATGCCATTATCGCAGCCCACAAAGAAGTGCTGTCCGCCTACGAATCCTTCAAGCGGATTGTGGATACCTACAACGACCTTCTGCCCACCGCATCCACCACCCGGATTGAAGCTGGTTTCTTCCATGAGTCCTCTATGTATAAGTACTATGGACTCCGCACTGCGTGACCACCTTCTGCGCTTGCCCTGCTTCTGCCCATGATCTGATATCGTGGGCAGTATGGAAGGCAAGACACCAAACAATAACGATATGGAGGTACTTATGAAAACTGTAAAGCTCGCCGAAATCAACCTTGGCGGCATGACCGCAACGTGTATCAAACAGCTTGACGGCTCCGTCAATCCGTATTGGCTCTATGCTAACTGGTATGACGGCAAATCCCACCGCAAACTCATTGCCAAGTATGCCGACATGGTTTCCGTTCTGTGCCACGTTACCAACTTTCTGAGAGGGGAGGTGTGAGTAATGCCCAAAACCTACCACACCCCCGGCGGAACTCGTTACAATCTGTTCGCCGATGCCCTGGAACAGCCCCACCTTCTGATTGCCGGAGCCACTGGAAGCGGCAAATCAGTCGTGATTAACGGCCTAATCTACACTGCCCTTCTGCGTTTCCCCTGCGGCCCCGGCGGCGCAAAGTTCATTCTGATTGACCCCAAGCGGGTGGAACTGAAGCAATGGGCCAAGCTCCCACACACGATCCGCTATGCTTCCGAGCCGGACGAAATGATTTCCGCCCTGTTCTGCGCTATGGACATCTGCGAACGCCGCTACAAGGCCATGCAGAAGGCCGGACAGAGGAAGAGCGACGCCGCTGACCTCTATGTAATTATCGACGAGTTTGCCGATTTGATGACCACACAGGCCCGGACAGTCAAGCCCCTGGTTCAACGCCTTGCCCAAATCGGCAGAGCGGCACGTGTCCACCTTATCATCGCCACGCAGACCCCAATTGCCAAGGTGATCCCCACGGAAATCAAGTGTAATTTTGATTCCCGCTTCGGCCTCCGGGCCAGATCGCCGCAGGACTCCCGGAACATCATCGACCACGCAGGGCTGGAGCAATTGCCCGGATACGGTCAGGCCATCTACATGACCCCGGCAGGGGAGCAACTCTACAACGTGCCGTACATCAGCGAGAAGGCCCTGGACCAGATGGCAGCGTGGTGGGAATTCCAAACCCGCTCCGCCGTCGGGAAGCTGTTCTGCAAAAAGCCCGTCAAGCCCGATCTGTATGCTTGACAAGCGGCAAACCGTCAGGTACAATCCACCAAGAAAGGAAGTGCAACATATGACCCCCGCCGAACAAATCCGGGCAATTCGAGCCAAGACAGGCCTTTCCCAAGCGGCCTTTTGTGAGAAGTACGACATCCCCAAGCGCACCTGGGAGAACTGGGAGACCGGAACCAGAACCCCAGCCCCCTACGTGATCCGCCTTCTGGAAATTGCCGTCAGCCGATGATCTGATACACCGCCGTCCCAACCGACCGGGATGGCGGTGCTTTTTGTGTCGGCCTTTTCTGCCCCAATACAAGCCCATCTGCCCATCGCAGCCATTCATCAATCAGTCAGGGATGGAGCGGGCCGGAACCTTTCCCCATTCAACCAACGCCCCGCCAAAACGCTCCGTTATGCTCAGAGCCTCCAGAATGCCCTGTAACGAACGAACAGCCCCGGACGTAAATCTTACCCTCCCGACACATAAAAACGCTCCCAGTGGCCTTCCGTGGCCTCTCAGGGCTATTGTGACTCAGTTTAACATAGTAAAACGCAGAAACCAGCCACACCAGAAACGCCAGGGCAAAGCGGAACGGAGCCAAGCAGAGCAAAACGCAGTAACACCACTTGACAGGGCGGTGGTTGGTATGATATAATGGATAGGGGAAATGTAATTGTTAAAGGAAAGGTAAGTAAAGACTGATAGTCTATATCTTAGTAGATACCTACGTTCTGCCTCTATCAGATCAGCCGACACAGAACCTTCTGCCATAACGTAACAGAACCCACCGGGCCAGCGTAAATGCCGATCCGGTGGGTTTTTTCATGTCCTGATTGAATTGTGCCAGGTTGCCCGTTCTGCCCAGGTTGGTTATTCGTCGATGACCTCCAGGTACTTGTCCGCAAGCTGCGGTGTTGCTTCTGCATCACCCAGAGGATTCTGCGGCGTAACGACCACATCCTGTACGTCCTTGTAGCCAAACATATTCTTCAGAAGGAAGATCCCTGCGGCTGGATTTGTCTTCCCGTTCTGGAAGTAATCGACCATCATTTCCTCTAACATGGCACACGCTTTTTGTATTATTTCGGAGTGTGTCGACTGTCGATACTCCCCTCTCTTCCACGAACTCAACGTATCATGGTTTACCCCCAGCCAATTTGCCATACCGATCATAGAGGGTTTTCTGTCGTTCTCGGCACAGTGCTGGAAGTACAGAAGCAGACGGTCTTTTACCTGATTCTCGTCGGATATGTCGATGGGCGGAAGGTCAAGGGAGGCCATAGCGTAACGGATAAAGCGGGAGTTATCGCCGGGATCCGTTCTGTCGGCTCCGTAGTCGGCGTGGTAGCGGTCGGTGTAGTTGCGCTTCTTTTTCGCCACCTCCTGTGCGGTCTTCTCGTTGACTGACAGGCTCTTCTCTGTATCGGTCAGCTCGTTGATGGAACTCCGTTTATTCGTATCGGTCTTCTTGCTGACTGCCTTCTTGTCGGACACCACCTTGATGTTCTGCTGTTTCTTAGGCATCCACATCACCTCCTTCTGTCTGGATCCGCACTGGCAACATATCGATCTCCAGCACGGTCATGATTGCGTAGTTCGCCAGGTCAAGAAGCGTATCCCTGATGGACTCATCGCTGACCTTCTGTTCGGCACATCTGGACAGGGTTTTGAAGCGGCTGAACTTATCGCCCAGCCTGATGCGTGACATCGCCAGCCCTTCCTCAACGAACGTTTGATGGAAGCTGTCACCGTAGTCGTGATTCTTCTTGGCGTACAGTTCATTGAGCGCAAGGCAGATTTGTTTGTGTCTTTCAACTTTTGTCAATGCTGCATCATCCTTTCTTGATTGGTATATCTCACTGATTGGCATATTCCACTGATTGATATATCTCATTGATTTGCGGTTGTTGCTGTCCTGTAAATTACCCAGACCTTCAGACCGGGCTGGTTGTCCTGTATATGACTCCCAGCTTTTGTCCGGCCCTGTTGTCTTTTTCCGTGACCTCATACTCGCCGCAGAACGTCCGCACATGGCAGAGTTGACAGCCACGGAGCCGCGTCGGTCTGCAAGAATCCAGGCGGATCACGATGTTTTTGCTCCTCATAGCAGATTCGCACCGGGAGCATAGGGTCATAGTTTTCGGTTTCGGTGGTTCTGGCGGACTGATATGTAAAATCAAGCGTACACCTCCTCTTCGGTCATGTCACCGCCTCCTGTCCAGAGGCAGTTCCGCATAGACGCATCCACCTCTGACTGGACCTTGACGGATGCTTTCGGTTCTTTCTGGTTGGATTGTTTCCGGCGGTCTTCCTCGGCCTTATCTTCCATGCGCCGTTTATCTTCTTCTGCCTTATCCTCCATGTACTTCTTGTACTCGATAATAGCGGCTGCGATGTCGTGCCGGGTGCGTTTCAGATCCCTTGGGGCCTGTTGCGACCATGAGTGCCGGAGCGAATACTTGCGGACCTTCTCAGCGGTCGTTCCCAGCACCTCGGCGATCTCGTAGTTGTAATACCCGGCATTGTAGAGCATCTGTGCGTACTTGACATCGAAGGAAGGTTTCCGTCCGTTTGTGGTTATCAGGTCAACTGGAAGACCGTACTTTTTCTGGACTGTCTCACGTTCCTCTGCCAGTTTTCGTTTCCGTTCAGCGTAGGCCTCCTGTTCATCCACCAGTTTGACCCACGCCAGGTACTTCTCTGTCGGAACCCAGGTTTTCTTGTCCTTCCTGACGGTGCATCCCTTCCCGGCCTTGCAGGGCCGTCTCATATCGGTAATCAGCAGATAGTCACACGTTCCATAGGATCCGGCAGAACTAAAGTACTTACATCCCCGGCAGTAACGGCATCTCCGCTGTTCGTTCGGCGTCAGACCAGAATGCCAACTCAAGACGGGTCACCTCCGTTTACTCTGTCCTGACTGGACTGTTCGGAACCGCCATTCACATTTCCGTTCTGTCCGGTCTGCTCGGAGCCTTCCGCCCGCATCAGACCGCCGTAGATGGCAACCATCAACAGGTCGGCGTTCTCCAGCGTTCTGTCTTTCCGGTACTGGCTGGCTGCCAACTCCACACGCTTCCAGAGATCTGCCACCCGGAACGCAAGCTGACGGGACTGCTCGTTGCGGAAGGTCTCTTTTTCCCAGATTTCAATTGCGTGTTTCTTTCTGGCGGCTCCACGTTCCTTGTCCAGCGTACCCTGTCGGAACTCGGCATAGATGTCACGGAGCATATACCAGAGCAACCAGTCGATATAGTTCAGACCGCTGTCCGGCATCTCGTTCTTGGCGGCATAGGAGCTAATCTGCCCAGCACGTTCTGTAGGTGTGATATTGACGGAACTGATTTCGTCAGCAGTCACAGGATCACCCCCATCGGAGGATCTGGTATTGGCATCCAGGCAACAACGCAACCGGGCCGTTTGTGATACCCGACCTCGATACTCCAGTGTCTGCCATTATACTTGGAGAACATAACGCCGTTGATTATCTTCTGCCCGGTCGATGAACCGCCACAGTAGGTCGGGGCATAGACGAGATACCAGCCGTTGCTTTCCGGCAGTCGCTTCGTCACAGGAGTCCACATTTCTGACAGGACATCTGCGGCTGGAAGCCGCTTCAGTCTGCGGTACATATCGCAACCGCCGTCCGGGCAGTCCTCGCACTCATCGTCACAGATAATTCGGATGGCGGATTGGCGAGTGATGCAATCATTTGCCATTGTCAGCCCTCCTGTTCCATTTGTCCAAATCGTCCTGCGCATGAGAAACGTGGTCTGGACAGTGCAGACACTCCTCAAGCGGTTCGTCTGTCATTCGGTTTTGGTAGCCAAAGCAATAGATTCGGTCTTTCGTGCCATCGCTCCATTCATGTGAAGGACGGCCTCTTTTCCCAAGGCGACATTTAACGGTTGCCATCCTCGCCGCCTCCTTCCGGGTCGGGCCATACTTCCGGGGGCGTACCCCCAGTAATGCATCTGTCATACTTCCTGTCATACAACGGGCAAGCCCAATGTGCCCCACAATAGCACACTGTTTTTTGACAATGCTCCTTAATCAGCCGCACCGCCGCAAACAGTTCGTCACGGGTTGCCATCGCATTTCCTCACTTTCTCCATGTCGATTTCGACTGACCACCGCCATGGTCTTGTTTCCATTGGCGCATCCCAACTGTCGGAGTTGGTATAGCGGCCTTCAAGCCTCTCGTTGTAGTATTTTGTTCTGACACGGATGTCGAGGATACCGCCATCACAGTCGTACACTTCGACATCGCATGGCAAATAGTCCCACACCATGTCTGCGTCTCGTCTGGCTTCGTCTACAGTCCCTTTGAATATCGGCATATTCTGGTCGGTTGCGTTGATTTCAAAAATCCAGACCTTCTGGTAGTATTTGGTTTTGTCGAGCATATCCCAAAGGGTCATTCGTCCGTCCCTCCTTCCGCTGGAACGATGGTGGGGGCGTCTTCGATAAGGTAGCAAGCAGAGTCCCGTAGAATCAAAGCATCATCTGCGGGTGAATCCTTATGCGCCCCTTCGTTGTCGCTCAAGTGATACATTTTCTCGAAAAGTGCATCCAGATCGCCCAGCCTCCCATGCCCTTCCGGGAGGGTGACGAGGGGACAGTCCGGGAGCCGTTCTCCTTGCTCTGGCTTGTTGTAGGATTTACGCCAGTTCTCGATTCCCAACGCCATGCACCAGCACTCATTGAACAAGCGGCACTTGTCACAACTTTCAGGCATCTCCATGCCCCGGATCAGAATATCAGCCATTGTCGGACACCTCCTGTCTCAGCCAGTTGATCACAGCGTTGCTGTTTCCGTTGCATTTACCGTTGTGCAGATACGCACAGTCACAGCAACCTTGCATACACAATATCGCAGCCGCTTTTTCAATTGTTGTGAATCGAAAATACTTGTCGAAGTTTGTCATCCGCTTATAGAACTGACACGAGGTCAGATCCTTCTCGCCGTCACAGTTTCCGTCACGGCAGCGGACACAGTTGTTGCAAATTGTTTTGCCCATATAACCTCCTCAGATTACATGATTTGTAGGAATTGTAGGACCAAGTTTTCAAAAGTCCTACAAAAACTCCTACATAAAAAACCTAGGAAAAATAAGGGTTTTTCGGCCCTTTTTTGGAAATTGTAGGAATGTAGGACCATTTCCCCCCATTCTCGCACGATAGGAAATATATATTAAAAATCGAGTTTTCCACACTTTCCACACCCTAAAATGAGTTTTCCACATTTTCCACATGGACGATTTAATATATACGATTTATTTTTTTATATGGGGGATTGGTCCTACAACTCCTACATTCCTACAAAATTCACTGTTACAGGGTTAAAATGGCAACTCATCATCTTTTTCAGATATTTGTAGGAAGTCGGAAGTCCCACAAATTTCCGCCTCTGTCGGCAGCTTCAGGCAGATACATTCAGCTCTACTGTAAAGACCGTCATCGCCCTTGCCAAGGTAGCGGGTCCGGGTGTAGCCTTTCGCCCCGGTGGAGATCAGACCCCTTGACCGGAGGTGACTGAGAAGGCCCCGTGCATTGATGGAGTTGTCGGAACAGACCTTCTCAAACACTGACCGGATGATGCAAGCCTCGTTGCCGTCCAGGATGCCGTAGCACTCGTTGCGGTCGCCTTCGACGATTCCTCTCAGTTTGTTGGCATTGACGGAAACCCAGTCGCAGATGATGTCGTAACCACGTTGCATGATGCTGACGGTCTGCTTGTTCTTCAGATACTCGGATATTTCCTTTACGGACAGGGCCTTGCCGTCACCGAAGATCCACTCGGTAGCCAGGGCATCAGCGGTCAGCAGGGCAGAGGCTGCCATTGCCTGTTTCTCCGTCGTATCTGTTCGGCAACATTCGGTGAGGAACTTGTCGTACAGTTCCTTCGCCCGGTCAATGGATCCGGGTTCCTGTAGTTTCTCCACAAACCGCTTCCCGGCGAACCCGTAGTTCTCACGAACCGCATTAGCCGTTTTATGCCCGTCTGCTACGATTTTCTGGTCGGCAAAGCACTCTATCTCCAGCACTCTGTTCAACGCACCTTCGCCGTCGGTTTCGCTGACAATGGGGGTTTCGCCGCCAGTGATGAACACGGTGTTCCAGCGTGGCGTGTAGTTCAGGCCAAGCCCTCTGTTTGACCGGAGTTTGCCAGCCCCGGAGGCCAGCTCGTAGACGTTGAACTGAACCTTTCCGTGATGGTCTTTGGCAAGCTGAAGTTCGTCCATGAACAGCGGCATGGAATGAAGGAATCCAGCCAGCAGTTCAAATCCAGTGGAGGTACTGCGGAACGTCGGAAAGAAGGGTCCGCCAGCTGTCGGTTCCGCCCACGCTGCCGCCGCCACCATTTGGGCAACGGTCTTCGCTGTGCCGGAGCCGCTTGACCAGAGGTGAACAAAGAAACTGGAGATCCCAAGAGGCTCGATCAGAGGAGCGGCAAAGGAAGCGGCGAGGACAATCTTTCCGGTCAGCGAATAGTCACGCATGGCCTTCGCTTCAGCCAGCCACTTTTCGTAAACGCCGCACTCCTTGATGGATTCATAGATGTTTCGGAAGGTGTCGGCTCCGTCGTAGGTGATGCCGCCGTTGTAGGGAGCAAAACCTTCCTCGTTCCAGCCCATCCGGGATACACAGCGAACCTCCGGGATCACATCGTAATTCAAATCAGTAAAATCCCGGAGATAGTCCACCAGGGCCTTCGCTCTGTCGCCGCTCGACACACTGACACCGACCGGAGCCAGCCGCTTGACCAGATCGTTCGGGCTTGCCATGTCGCTGGCCTCCACAATCACCGGCGTCCATGCGGCCCGTGCTGTCTGTCCGCCACGCTTGAACCGCAGTTCGTACTTGATGGTTGCTGTGTCGATGGAACGCATCCGTCTTGCAGGGTAAATCGGGTGGGTGCAAGCTATCTCCATCTGACTGCCATTCGGACGATAGATGCCCATCTCGTCAGCGGTCCACTCGCCTATGGAGTATTCCGCTTCTTGTCCATCAAAACTGGTGATGCCGTCCTGACTGATGGTAGGCAGTTCCTTGTTCTTTTTGCTCTGCTTGTACAGGGCGAACAGCCGCTTGAAGCCCTTGAACCCGACCTCCTGTGCTGTTACGGATATTCTCCGCTCAGCCATGCCCTGCTTGTACGGATCTTGGATATTGCATAAATATTCAAAGACCCGGCCTGAGTCAAAGTCCGCCAGTGTGAATACCGGGTCTTGTGCAAATTGCTGGTCTTGGCTCAGTTGTTTTACTGGCTCAGCCAAACGACCACCTCCTGTGCGTTGGATTTGTCGAAAGTAAATAGTGTGGACTATACCGTGGATTGTTTGATGTTCGTTTATGCGGTTTCATGGTCGAACTGATATAGTGCGCTGTTGGCGTTGCAGAGGTCGTACCACGCTCCCTGCACGTTCTGCATGGCGAAGACAATCTCCGGCGTCAGATCGTCCAGACTCGTCGCCTTGCGGCCTTTCTCCGCCAGGGTGTCCAGTTCTGTGTATCGGCTCAACGCTTCGTCACAGGACTTCTGGAGGGCCTCACGCTGTTTTTTGCGGCGGTCTGCTTCCTTCCGTCGGAGGTATGCCGCCCGTCGTGCTTCCCGCAGGGCCTCTCTGTCGGACGTATCGTCAATCGGAAGGCCAAGGTGGAAATCGTCGTTCAGTTTTTGGATTGAGCTTTTGAAGTCCAGCCCGAAGTACTGACCGACAAAATCAATCACATCGCCGCCCTTATGGCAGCCGAAGCAGTAGAAACCGCGCCGTCCGGGATAGATATGGAGCGAACCAGTCTTTTCACCGTGGAAGGGGCAGTTCGTAAAACCGCCCCTGTCCACATGGATCCCGTAGGTTTCGCACACGTCCGGCATGGAGACCGCATCCTTGACGGCACTTGCGAGGTCAATCATCCGGGGTCAGCTCCTTCAGGTTCCGTTCGATGGCCTCAAAGTCAATCGGACAGCATCCGTTTTCGCCGCCGCAGCCGGAGTTTTCACCGTCATATTCCGCTTGGATGTCTATTCCGTCATCATCGTCGGGAATGAGGGTGTTGCCGGTTCGCTCATTGTCTTGGTCATAGCAGAGCGAGAAATAGCTTTTGTAGGACATGATTTCTCCTTCCTCATAAACCTATTGGATTGATACCTTTGTGCGGTCTTGATGGATGCTCGGTCAAGGCTCATTCTTCCGCCAGGAGCCATACCGAAGACTCGTTTGTTCATGACTCTAAACCTCTTATCGTCTTTTTGGGTCGTAGTCTTCAAAGTTCGGACACGACTTGAAAATGATTTTGTTGTTGCACCACCTCTGCATTTGCCGAAGAATTTTAGGTGCGTGTGGTTTGTCGTAAATCATCAGGTACGGATCGTATTTCATGGCGGCGAGTGTTTGAATTCGCCACAGAGCAAGCCGAACGTGTTCCTCCACGGAGCAATCGTCATAGTTCGTCAAACAATACACCGTGCCGCAGCTTCCGTGTGGTTTTTTCTTTGTGCGTTCGCTGTAGAACTGAAAACGCTTTGTGAGGTCAACTCCTGTCTGATCCCATGCAAAATGGATGTTCTTAATCTGCATGGTGTTGATGTCCGCAATGTCATCCTCGTTGATAAGGCGTATGTCCAGCCCTTGATTGAACTCGATGAGACAACCGGTTTCCCTGTACTGCCGGAACAAATCACGCTTTTCTTTACAAGCTGTGATGTTCGGGTCCATGCACTGAATTTCCTCTTTTCCTGTTTCCGGGTTCCAAAAATCAGAAACATCAGCGACCTTTACGGAGCATTTTCCTTCCTTCGGGGCGACATGGCAAAAACCACAACCTCTTGGGCATCCACGGCTCGTCATCGCTATAGCGAACGGGAATTGTGGATAGATGGAGTAGTCTGGAAACATGGCCTCGACCTCTGGAGGCAACTTTACGTTTTTGCTCTGGTCAAAGTGTTCTTTCCCGTCAGGGCCAAGGGAGATGCAGTATCCTGTTCCGCCCTTCCGTACTTCTGTTGCGTTCATCGGTTCTGGAATGTCCGGAGAATAGGCATCGCTGAAGATTTTGCTCATATAGACGATGTCATACCACGGTTGAAACAGTGGGGGCTGATACCACTCGACTGTATCCCCCTGCGCTTTATGCCATGCGCTGATCCGCATCAAAGCGAGGTTCGGGTAGTTGTGACCGTCTACATCAATCAGACCGATGAGCATTACTTCCCGGTGGACCCGAACCCGCCGTTCCCACGCTCGGAACCGTCCAGTTCGTTGACGATTTCGATTTCCGGGGTGATTATGGGGAACAGGACGAGCTGTGTGACCTTCATGCCCTTGCGGATCTCCAGAATGTTTTCGCCCAGATTGAATAGGACGGCCTTCAGTGAACCACGGTATCCGCTGTCGATGGTTCCGGTGTTAAGGATGCCGTGGTTTGCCATCAGACCGGATTTGCTGGTCAGTAAACCAACGTATCCGTCAGGGATCTGAACGTGGATGCCGGTGTCGATGATTTCTCTGGTTCCGGGCAGAATGTTGATGTCGATGGGGGAGATCAGATCCAGCCCGGCGTCAGTCGGATGCGCTCGTTGCGGAACGTAAGCACCGGGGTCAATGGTGATTTTCATGTGGTAGTTTGTACCTCCTTTTGTACTGAGCGGCTTACTCAGTATCTCGATTTGGGGTCAATTCCAATTGGCGGTGTCAATACTTCAGTTTCGGGTCAATTCCCATTTCTTTGTACAGATACCTCAAATGGTGGAATGAGGCGAACAGCCGTTGCGCTGCGTTCAGATGTTCCAGGTCGTTCGCCTCGTCAATAAGGGTCTGGGCCAGCATCATGCCTTCATCAATCAGACGGAAGGCGTCACGCTTGACTGAACGGCCCTGACTGGTCTGTGCTGTCGGATTGTCCGTTGTCAGTCCTCCCTTCGATTGGAGTCCGTTGGTTCCACAGCTCTGCGGCAGCTTCTGGACTTTCAGCCAGCCCGGAGGAGGCTCCGCAGTCCCGGCACTGCCCGTAACAGGAGACAGCACCGAGGACCGCAACGTTGCTGGAGCCGCAGAAGGGGCAGGGGATAAGGTTAAAAACTCTGCTCTGTAGAGAGTAGGTGACCGTCTCAGCCATTCTTTCTCGCTTCGTGTTCGGCCTTACACCGCTCCACGATCCGCTTGTAGTCCTCCGGGTAGAGCAGGGAGAAAGCGCAGTGGAAGATATCGCTGTCCAGAGACAGGTCGCTGTAGGAGGTCCCGGAGGAATAGTGGTCGAAGGCCTTTTTCAGCAGTTCCTCCCGGTGAGCGGCCTCCAGCAGGGCCTTATACTCGGAGGTTGGGATCTCAACGGTGTTGATATAGGGACCAAATTCAATGTTTTCCATTATTGTTTTCTCCTTTCAGTTTGATTTTGTTGTTCAGTTTGTCGCTGCTTGACAAGATCTCTATGATTTTCTTTGCCGTGGAACGCTTGGAGCAGAACTGCCAGACAACGCCGTAGGCCATTTCGCATCGGATCATTGCATCGACAACAGCTCTGCCGGAGACGCCGGAGTAAGCTGACCGCCATTTAGCGACATCGTTGATGGATTTGACGGACGGCCCATGTTCCACCAGAATGACCAGCTTGATTCCGCTCTGATAGGCCCTGCGGACTTCCCGCCAGAACCGGGAGGAGTCGTTCCGGTTCAGTAGGTTCCGGCTGACCTCCTCCAAGTTCTGCTTGCGGTCTACCACGATGGTTCCGTCAAAGGTGTAATCGCCCGTATCGAGCTTAACCACCTTGTAGGGAATATCATGTTTGATGAGGTAGTCCTTGATGTGGGTATCGGTTGATCCGTCTTGTGTCCACTTCTCCCTGCTGTCCGTCAGCAGAAGTCGTGGTGCTGTTCCGCTCACCCCAGCACCGCCTGGATTCTGCTCTTCCACAGCCGCTTGGGGTTGGTTCCCTTGGCGATGTTGCGCTGCCGGGTGATGTAGCCGACCTTCCGCTCCTGATAGGCGTTCCAGGCATACGGAATGTACTTGCTGGGCTTGATGCCGTGCTTCTCAGCGTTGCGGCGGATGGCGTAGCGGTAGTACTTTCTCATGCAGTTACCTCCATCAGAACGGCATATCATCGTCGGCCCCGTCCATCCCGGCAAACCCGGCGGTGGGCTGAGCGGCAGGGGCGTCGCTGGACTTCTTGGAGTCACCGAAGTACACATGGTCAGCTTCGATCTCGGCGGCGGTTCTGGTCTTGCCGTCGTTGTCCGTCCACTTCCTCATGTGCAGGGAGCCGGAAACAACAGCCATGCGGCCTTTCTGGAAAAACTTAGACACGAAGTCGGCTGTGTTCCTCCAGACAACGCAGTCGATGAAGTCAGCGACCTTCTCATCGCCGTTGCTGTAATCCCGGTCAACCGCCAGGGTGAAGTTGCAGACAGAAACGCCGCTCTGAGTCTTTCGGAGTTCGGGGTCACGGACCATGCGGCCCATAATGGTGATGTGGTTGAGCATTCGTTATACCTCCTCTTGAATGGCCTTTGCGGCCTTGGTCATTGCGAGTTTCTTCGCCAGCAGTTCAGCCGTCATACTGATGATCTCGTCCTTGTGGTCAGTCAACCAATTGGACACGATGTCCTTGGCGGCAGGGGTGAAGTGACCGTTCGGCTCGTCCCGGTAGGTCTTGTAGGAATAGGACTTCTGGAACAGGCAGTCCTTCACATGGTCACCGATTTCCTTGATGATCTGCTGTTCGGCATTCTTGGAGACGCGCTCCACGATTTTCTCGTCTTCCAGCTCAATGGCGAAGTTGAAGATGTGTTGCATTATTCCTCCTTATTGTTTTCGCCGCTATCGGCAGCCTTTTCGCCGCCATCGGCAATGTTTGTTGGTTCTTCCTTTGGTGCTTCCCGGCGTTTCTTGCCGCACTCCACACAGAGCGGCACACCATACTTGGCCTTGCTTCTGGCGGCGATGACATCAGCGGTCATGCTGCCGAACCCGGCGATGGGGTTGCCGCAGTCAGCGCAGACGATCTTCTGTACGGTGGGCTTGCGGTTGCGGATTCTGATGCCGTCAACCCGGTCGCCGCTGGACGGATCCCGCACATTGTGGTCGATGTAGAGTTGGATGGGTTGACCGATCAGCTTCTCCACATTGACAGATCCGAACAGCTTCCGCAGGGTCTTCCGGTTGGTGGCGTTGACGATCAGGGGCCGCACGTTGCGGATACCGTCCACACGATCCTCAGAGAAGGTCAAGATGTCCTTGTTCTCCTTGCCCCGCTGTAGGGTCACCATGCCGTTGTAGATTGCGCTGATGGTTAGGACCGGCTCCTTGCCGGGGTCGATGTCTTCAGCTCCAAGGTACTCGCTGTCCCGGTTCTGACCGAGGCGTTCACCCGGCTGAAGTGGTTTCATGCGTTTAAGTTCATCGGGAATCATTGTGTAATAACCTCCTTGAATGATTTTGATTTTTACTGTACCATCAGGATGAGAATCGGAAGGATAACGACCAGCCGCTCAAGCAGGGTCACTCTTCGTCACCCCCTGCATTCTTCACCCATTCCAGAATGTAGGCTTCATTAGGCATCCCCGTAGGTCCCGTGTACCCGTACCACCAGTCCATCGCCATGCAGTCCCGGTAGATGCCCAAGAACTCCCGGTACTTGTCGATTCCCAACTGAATCACATCTTCGGGAACCTCGATGCGGTTGATGGAATATGGGGCCGTCTTCTCTTGGGCCACAAAGAAAAACCGTGGCAGTTTGTCCAGATGCAGGGCCTCCTTTACGCCGGTACAGTAGAAACCCGTCTGGAAATGGTAGCCGTACTTGTACATATCCCGGACAAAGGCGTGTGTGCTGGCGTTTGCGGTGGACTTGTAATCCACAATCGAAACCTCGCCGTCCACGGTGGTCAGAACATCCGTTCTACACTTGCATTGAATCCCGGTGGTCTCGTCCAGCCAGAAGAAGGGCTGTTCGTGTATTCCGGTCAGGAGGTCCATCGTGTCGGGATCTGCCTGACAGGCGGCGACCATGTTCCGGGCCAGTTCGGCGGTGTCCCGGTCAACCGGGGTCAGACCTTCCTCCTTGCACCGGGCCAGCAGAAGGTCACGCTGTTCTCTGCCGTCCTTGGTTCTGAGGTTCAGTTCGGGCATCAGCAGAAAGTCCCGTGTGATGGTCTCCGGGGTCAGAAGCAGGGCGTGAACGTACTGCCCGAACGCCAGGGCCGGAGTCGGAGCCGGGGGATGATCCTTGAACCACTTGAACTTTTCGGGCGATTCGTGCATCCGCCAAAGCTCAGAGCGGCTGATAGCAGGGTGGGAGCGGTATTCCTTTTCCGTCATGGTCAGCGGAGGAAGGACGATGTGGCTCCCTGCAAGTACGGCAGTTTTGGTGTTGCCGTTCATGGCATCAGTCTTGGTCGGCAAAGTCTTCTAACACCTCCTGTTGGATTATTTTCAGTAGCTTCTCGGTGTCGTAACCGCAAGCCCGAAGCACGGAGCAGAACGCTTCGCTCATTGCCCCTGCCCGTTTGCGGATGGCCTCGTTCTTGCCGTTCAGCCGCAGCCATTCCGACTGGACAAGCCCGTTCTTAGCGTTTTTGCCAAGGTACAGCTTATCTGCATCGGACAACTCCGGTGTAGCGTGAGTTGTGTAATTCTGCATTGTTTCACCTCACAGATATTTCCAGATGTCACCTTCGATCCCGGCATCTTCGTCACCGAAGTGCTTCTTGCACACGGCAATTGGGAACGCTTCGATTTCGGAGGCCCACAGCGGTTTGATACCGCTCCGCAGGGCCGTCAGCGGGAAACCGCCGATGCCGTCAAACAAACTGCCCATCGTTGCTTGCCGTTCATAGTGGGCGTTGATGCGGCGGAAGAGCCATGCCCAGAACGGAAGGGCGATGGAGTTTCCAGCGGCACGGTACTTCACGGTGTCGTTGTCGGTTCGCTTTTTCCCGTTTCCGTCAATGTAATCGCCGATGTCCAGCCAATCTGAGGGGTAACCCTGCAAGCGGCAACACTCGGTTGGAGTCAATCTTCGGACGATGGATTTTGTTCGGACAACGCTGTTACTGTTCAGCTTGGTTCCTCCGCTGTTTTGTGCCTGGAGCGATCCGTTCACCGACTCGTTTTCAGTTCCGTTCCGACAGTCCACGGCAGCCACAACATAGGTCTCGCTGTCCTCTCGGAACTGCAAGTTCGATTTGGCATGAAGGGCGTGTCCGGTTTCCGGGCAGTAGTGGAAGTCATCGTCACATTCACCGCTGACCAGCACCGCCTGTTGGTCGTGCATGGTGTCCAGCGTGTTTGACGTGTCCTCCATGCTGATCTGATTGAGCTGACCGTTGCCAACACACAGGGCAGTGTAGTCTGTTACCCTGTTTTGATGGTCACACGTTATGGTCGGAGCCAGATTTCCGTTCCCGTTGCCTCTCGCATCGTAAATGAGGGCGGCGTAGTTTCCGTCAGCGTTGATCGTCGGGGAACGCTCCGCCTCAAAACCAATACTGCGGGCATCGGAACTGTTCCGAGGCTTGAAGCCGGACGCGGACTGTTCCACGATGGCGGTTCCGCCCTGCCAGCAAGCAGGGTTTCCGCCTTGACCGTCAAGGAAGTTTGCCAGTTCGGATTCGTAAAAGCCGGAGTTTGGATTGTCGGACATCATTCCGGCGGAATTGAAGGACGGGACACGGAAAGTCTGTTGTTCAACGCCGTCCCGCTTGTCAATTACGCCACAGGTAAATCCCGGTCTTGTCCCGTTGCAGATTGTGGTTGATTTCTCGTCGTACAACCGTGTGTTCTCTGGACGGAAGAACAGCGGGAAGCCTACTGCTTCGCCTGTTCCGTCAGTGCCTTCAGCAGAGCCTCCGGGAGTTCCTTGCCTCTCCGCTTTGCTCTGGTCAGAATGCCCTGACAGGCTTTTGCCGACAGCGTGTACTTGGGATCCACGTTCCGCTCCAGAATCTCGGACAGCTTCGTGGGGTTCGGAGTTTTTGGCTTCTCGCCGCAGTTGAGGGTCAAAGAGAATGTCAGGTGCGGTGAGTCCGTTGAAATCACAGACGAGAGACAGCCGTCTCCGTCTCTGCGGAACTCCGTGAAATTGAGCATCGTGGAGTTTGTAGGCAATGGACCAGTTACCCAGCTCTCCGTAGAGGCATCCGGCTTTTGCCCACCCCCCCTTGTCAGGCATAGGCACATCAGGGGCATCCGGCTCGACGATGCGGACGATTTCCGAGAGGACGGCTTGGAAGTCTTTGCCGCCGTTGCTGGAAAATGCTCCGGGGACGTTTTCCCAGACCATGTATCTGGGGCGAACATCGGAACCATGCCGTCCGTTGCGCTTGTCAAGTTCTCTCATCTCCTTTACAATGCGGATCTGGTCGAAGAACAGACCGCTTCGTGTAGTTTCATCGTCTCCGTTTGCCAAGTGCTTCAGACCTTCACGGAGACCAGCGACGGACAGGTCCTGACAGGGACTTCCGCCGGTAATGATGTCAACGACCGGAATGCTGTATCCGTGCAGTTTGGTGATGTCACCCAGGTGCTTCACTTGGCCTCCTTCCTGTGGTCTTTGTACCACTCGGCAAAGTAGCAGCCATCCGGCCCAAAGTCCCCGTTGTAGTAGTAGGGAAGGCAGAAGTAGCGGCACTGCTCCAGAAACTCGTCCTTTTTGCCGGGGAAGTTCACAAAGCACTTTGACAGCTTCTCCCCGGCAACCATCCGCTTGAAGGTTTCCTCCAAGAAGAGGTCAAAGTCCACGCTGGAATGCTCCAGCCGTCCGGTATTCCAGATGCACTCAGTAAAGAACACAGCCAGCTCACCACGGTCCTTCATGTAGGCCAGGGCCACATCGTAGTCGATGGCGTTCCAGAGACAGTCAATGCAGAATCCCTCGCAGAGTTCATCCACGGACAGTTCTTTTCCGCAGAGGTCGCAGGATTCTGTTTCCTCCAGGTCAGAAGCGCCGCAGACGGGACAGCAGCTCACCCGCTCACCGTAGTCTTCAAAGCGGCTGACCACATCCTTGCTGTCAAAGACGGAGTGGCAGTTGTGGCAGATCATACCGCACTCCCTTCAGCAACCATAACGGTTACAGCGGCATTGTTCGGAAGCGGCATATTTCCGACCAGTTTCAGAATGTCCGTCCAATCGGTAACATGGTCGAAGCGGAAACTGTAGCTGGATACGTTCGCACCGGGCATTTCCTCGACCTCTGCCGGACTTTCTTCAGAGACGTGAATTCTGTCCTGTTCGGTCTGCTCGGATTCGCTGACGGCCTCCATAGGCTCGACAGATTCAGCGGATTCTGGCTTGCAGTACTGGTTGATGAACCGCTCCAATGCCGCTTTGCTGGTCTTCTTGGAGGAGTTTACGATGGAAAGACTGTTTTGCCGCTTGTGATAGTGAAAGGAAGTGTCAGCGATGTGGAACATATGGTTAGATATGGTCTTGATGCCGACTTTGTACTCGGTAATGATGTGGTTGATGTAGTCCTCTTGAAGAGACTTGGGAAGCTGTTTGAATTCCGCCCAGGTCATAGGGCTGTTCAAGTTCACGCTTTTAACACCTCCGTTCAGCTTGTTACGCTGGGCCTTTGTCATGTAATCGCTCGGCAGCCGACAGCCCTTCTTGTTGCGGACGCGCCGCTGTGCAGAATGTGCAATCTGCTTTTTCTGATAGGCATCGTAGTCAAAGTCAGTCATTGCTGGCCTCCCTCGCCCGCTTCAGAGATTCCATCAGTTCCTTGTTCATGTGCCGGAGCAGTTCGATCTTCTGTGCTTGCAGGGCGCAGCACGTTCTGTAGGCCTCCAACAGCCGCTTGGTCTCATACAGACCATTGCTGGCGTACTCAAATACGGACGGGTCACGGACATATTCTCCCTTGCGGAGCTTGCCGACTTGGTTCTCAAACGTAGTGGTGTCCACGGCAGACCCTCCGTTCCTTCCGCTCACGGATCTCAGCACGGACGCCCCGGACAAAGCAGACCACAAAGGCCAATGCAACAGGGGACAGGAGCATCCCGCACCAGATCAGAGCGTCTCTCAGATCATTGTTCATTGTTGGTTCTCCCTTCGATTGATTGTGTGGTAGGCATCAAGTGTTGCCCTTCAACGAATTGCAGAAACGGAAGCCTCGGGATTTTCACCCTGGAGCCGATACAGCAGACCGGGAAGCCAAGCAGTTCCGGCTTTTGGCGGGCCATGATGCGGACCTTTTGAGGATCGCACCGAAGCACCTCCGCAACATCAGCAGGGATCAGCATGGTCTTATCTGCCTGTCGGATCTGGTCGATGGTCATGTCCGACACCTCCTTGACAATCGGGGGAGAATGTGGTAAAATACCCATGTGTAAAGCCTCCCCCTCGCACCGCCCATGCCTGACTGGAACTCAGGTGTGGGCATTTTGTTTTCGCCAGTGCCGTGATTCGGTGCTGGCATTTTTTCTGCCCGTAAATTGACCAACTTTTGGTACTGTGTGCGATGTAGAATCCGATCAGCAGTTGGAGCCATCACAGTTACCTCTCAGCAGTTCATCCACGGAACAGCCATATAAACTCGCCAGTTTCACCAGTTTGTCCGGTCTCGGAGTGTAGACGCCGCTTTCCCATTGGTACACAGCGGCGTCGCTGACGCCCATGTAGGCCATGACCTCCTTGACGGAAACCCCGGCATCCAGACGAGCCTGTCTGAATCCCATGTCATCCTCCTTTCACTTTTTACTAAGTTTGGCTTGACTTTTCTAAGTTTTTATGCTATTTTGAAATTGCCAATACAAAACAGCATTTGAAAAGTCCGCAAACTTGGGGGCTGGGTTTTGTGCGGTTATGCTATGTTTTCCTAAGCACGAGCTAATAATAGCATAGAAAAGCAAAGTTGTCAAGCAAAACTTAGAGAAAAAACATAGTTTGGCACTATGCACAAAAAGAAGGCCTCCTCTTTGTGGCAGAACCACAAAAAAGGAGGAAAACATGACAACGATTGAGAAAATCAATATCGAATTGGCTAAGCACAGAATGTCTGGTGCTGAGCTGGAGAGAAAACTCGGTGTCACAAGAAGCGTTTACTCACAATGGAATACTGGAAAAACCAAACCGTCAAAGAAAAGAATTGCACAGATTGCAGAAATTCTCGAAGTTCCAGTGGAGAGTCTGCTTTCCGACGATGATCTGAACGGAAGCCAGACAAAGCAGGGTGCGACTGAAGATGAAATCAAGTTCGCTCTGTTCGGACAGGAAGACATCAGCGACGAGCTGTACGCAGAGGTGAAACGGTACGCCGCCTACGCCCTGGAACAGGAGAAGTTCAAGAAATTCAATCAAGGCCAGAAGTAATTTGGTCAAAGGAAGGAGCCGTGATAAAATTGATGACAACATCAGCACTGTTTGCCCTGGCTCATGCTCATGGACACATGATTCTGCCGCCGCCTTCTGACGGGAAAATCGACAGCATATCCATTGTTCTTCCGACAGGAACGTGTGCGATTATTCTCAACGCTGACGGCATTTCCGAAAAGGATTACAGAGACCACGCCGGACATGAAGTGGGTCACTGCGAGAAGGGTGCGTTTTACACAAGACTTTCGGCTCCGACCACCAGAGAAAAATGCGAGGAGACTGCGAACCGCTGGCAGTATGAAAAAATGGTTCCTGTTTGCGACCTGGATGCTGCCTTGAAATCCGGGTACAAAACGCCGTGGGAACTGTCGGACATTTTCAATCTGCCGGAGCGGACGGTTCTCGCCGCCATCGACTACTATAAAATGAAAGGTCTGTTGACAAATGACAACCAAGGAAGCCCTTGCGATTCTGACAGAGAAGGACAAGGAGAAGCAAAGAAAAATGATTGATGCCCTGCCGGAGAAGGAGAAGCAGAGTCTGCTGAAGGAAGCGGAGAAACTGCACAACACCGCCGACAAACTGAGCGGCTGAAGGGAGACTGCCATGAGCGCATTGCAATGTCCGAAATGCGGAAACAACAACGTAACTGTTCAGGTGATGCAAGAACAGACGGAAGTGAAAACAAAAACGAAAACCAAATCCAAGTACAAGCAGAAGAAGCACGGAATTCTCTGGTGGATCTTTGTCGGTACATGGTGGTGGGCGGTTGACCTTCTGCTGTGGATCTTCCTGTTCCCGTACCGTCTGGCTGTCGGACTGCTGAGAAAGAAGAAGTACAAGAAGACAGAAACCTCCGTTTCCAAACAGAAGAACAAAATCGTTTACAGAAAGGTATGCACTTGCCAACAGTGCGGTCATGTCTGGACGGAGACTGTGTAGCCCATCAAGGAGGTGACAGCTTGTGATTTGCCGGAAATGCCGACAGGAGGCCCCTGACGGCCCGTTCTGCGCTCTTTGCGGTACACGGCAAGACCAAGGACAGGCTGAGAAAAAGTCCGTAAAAAGGCGAGGAAACGGGCAGGGGAGCGTTTACAAACTCCCGAACGGAAGGTACAAGGCCGTCACCATCCTGTACTACTACGCCGACGATGACGGGAAACTCAAAAAGAAAACCAGATCCGCAACATTCAAAACAAAAAAGGAAGCTGTCGCAGCCCTTCCGACCATGAAGAAGGAAGAGCGGCAACAGCTCCGGCAGACAACACTGAAGAATCTGTATGAGTTGTGGCTTCCACAGCACAAGGCAGGGAAGTCCACCATTGACGGATACAAATATGCCTTTCGGTATTTTTCCTCTGTCTACAACATGAAGATAGAGGACATCGAAATAGAAGACCTTCAGGACTGCCTGGATGCTTGCGGAAAGGGAAGGCGAACACAGGAAAACATGAAGGCCGCAGTCGGCCTGGTCTACAAGTTCGGCATTCCGAGGCGATACATCCCGGACAATCTGAATCTGTCTCAGTTTCTGCGTGTTGGAGGAAGCGAATCTTCCGCCAAGCAAGCCTTTACGGCTGACCAGATCCAGCTGATCAAAAACGGAATTGGGGTCGTACCATATGCAGATTATGTCTACTGTATGATTTACCTTGGCTTCAGGCCGTCCGAATTCCTGTCGTTGAGCATAGAAAACTATGACAGAAAGAACGGATCCGTCAGAGGCGGAGCGAAGACCGAAGCTGGCACGAACCGACTTGTGACGATCTCTCCGAAGATCCTGTACTACATGGATGAAATCGTAGGAGACCGGCAGACTGGTGTGATTTTTCCGAACAAGCAGACCGGGGAGCAGTTCAATCTGAAGTACTTCACGGAGAAGGTGTTCTACGCAGTCCTATTTTCTGTCGGCATTGATAACCCGGTCGTGGAGGTTGACGGCGTGAAGCGGCACAAGTACACACCGCATTCCTGTCGGCATACCTTCGCCACGCTGATGAAACGGGTAGACGGAGCCGACAAGGATAAGCTGGAACTGATAGGCCATTCCTCTGATGAGATGTTGCGCTACTATCAGGATGTAGATCTCAATGATCTACGGAAGATAACCGACAAAATATAGCGGAAACATCTGCCAAAAGATAACCGACAACATCTGATTGACTTTCACGCTTTGATCGACGGAAAAGTAAGCGAGAAAGTAAATGTAGTCATCATTCTAATCATCATAGTCATTTTTTGCACCATGACTATATTGTCGCAAAAACACAACAGAATAATGAGCTACTAAGAAACAGTTTTTTCGGTAGCAATAGCAGTAGCAATAGAACAAGTTTTTTCAAGTCATTACAAGTCAATTTTTGAGATATAGCCTCAAATTTGAGGTATATCAACGTCTTGAAACTGAATGGCATTCAAGAGGTCAGCGGTTCGATCCCGCTTATCTCCACCATCAAAAAGTACGGAAAAGGCCTGGAATCGAAGGATTTCGGGTCTTTTTCTATGCAAAAATGTTGGATTTCCTCATTGTCGGAAAACGGGCCAATCAGGAATGAGTAGCAATAGAGTAGCAATAGAAAATCAAAGAAAAAGACAGACACCCGAAATCAAACGGTTGTCTGTCATTTGTTCTGTATCCGGTTGTTTTTTGGTTACAAGAACCGAAGCAGCTTGTTCTGGGCCTTGTAGACGATGGTTTTGGTCTGCTGAACGGACAAGTCACAGCACTCCGCAATGGCCTCATAGGTCATGCCGTCCAGGTATCTTCGCTTCAGAATGTCCCGGTATTTTGCGTTGTGGATATGCTCGTCGATCAGCAGTGCCATCTGGCTGTTTGTGTACTCCGGGATCTGTCGTTTCACATCTCCACCCGGATTTCTTTCCGCTTGCCGTTCAGAGACATGATCTGAGGGGCAAAGCTCGTGGGTGGCAGCATTTTCTGTGCGGCGTATCCTCCCCAGTTCAGCCAGCTGGTCATGGACACCACCTTGAAGGGCTTCACGGAGACCTTCCCGTTTCTGCTGTCAATCAGGATTTTGGCTGGCTGTGTGACGAAAGGCTTGTGGGTGTGACCGACGATGAGGGCATCGCAGCCGTCCAGCACATAACCGAACCGCTCACTGCGGTTGACTGCGCTCCCGGTCAGAATTCCGCCTCCGGCTCCGTGGGTCACAACGATGCTGTAGGTGGGGTTGCTCAGACCGTTGGCTTCCTGTCGGCCCATCTGGATCCGCAGAAACGCCACGTTCTCACGGTATCTGTCCTCAATGTCCAGTTTACAGGCGATGTCGTAGCTGGGGTCATCGTCCGCGTCCTTCTGACTTCTGCGCTCATGGTTGCCGCTGACCATACAGAGGATTCTGTCCCGGACAGGCTCCAGCAGTTTCACCAGCTGTTTCTTCTGCTCACGGGGCCGGAACCGCTCCTCAAACACATTGCTGACGGAGCTTCTGGTGGCGTTGTTCATCAGATCACCGCCCAGCACAATGTAGCTGTCCGGTTCTGCCTCCAGTTGTTTACAGAAGGAAACCCACTTCTGTTCCATGTGTTCCGCCGCACCCAAGTGAACATCGGCAATCGGATAGATGCGGAGCGTGGGCCTGTCCGGGAACTTGTGTGTGATGAGTTCAAAATCGGAAAGAATGAGAATCCCTCCTTACCGGAGCAGAATCCACAGAGCGTTGCTCCCGACCAGCAGTCCGATCAAGACCAGAATCGTGATCCACTGCCGCCGGATGGTCCGCTCAGCGAGACCGCCCAGAATGTCGTTGTAGTATTTCTCTGTCTTTTCGGTCATAGGTCCTCCGTCAGCCCAGCTGTTCACGGTATTTCAACCGCTCGTTCATGTCCGAAACCTTCTGCTCCAATGCCGGGATTCGCTCGGCGAAGTTGTTGTGCTTCCGCACCTCAGTGGTCAGCATTTCGATTTTTGTTTCCACGACCGCCAGTTTTTTGTCCAGCTTGGCGTCGGTTTCCGCCGCTTGCCGCTGATACTCAGCGTTCTGCCGCTCAAATTCCTTGGTGATCTTCTGCCGGTTGAAGAAGGCAGTCACGCAGACCCCCAGCAGGGAAAGGCCCCCGGTGATCAGCGCAACGATGATGGTGTCGCTCATGCCTATCCCTCGCTTTCCGCTTCCTCCGCCAGGTGCTGTCTGTATTCGGTGGTCACGTACATTTCTCTGGTCAGCGGCATTCTCCATGCGTAGTTGGGAGCGCCGTCTGGGAGCTGTCCCACGCCCTTGATGATGCCGTTGTCCACGGCCCATTTTCTGGCATCCTCGCTCCATCCGCCGGAGGCGTTGTCGGACAGAGAGTCCATCTCAGCCAGATAGTTCTTCTGCCACAGTTCAGTGAACTCCTTCCGCAGTTCCTCCAGGGCCTCCTGTTTGGCATCGTCCTTGGTCTGCTTCAGCAGTTCGTCAAGTTCTTGCTTGGTCATGTCGATTTCCTCCTTTTGTTCCAGCCGCTTCCGCACGTCGGCCCGGAATCCGCTCATGGTGTAGCTGGTCCCGCAGCGTTTCCAGTAGCTTTCAGGGTCTCCGTGGGCGGAACCTCTGCCCCGTGCGTGGGCCTCCTTGTGGCTGATGATGTTCTCAATCTGGATGGTCGGAAACAGCTTGCAAAGATACACGCAGAACTCCACCGCCAGTGCGTACATCATCTGACAGTGTTCCTTGTTCCCGGCAGAGCCGTCCTCGATCATTTCAAACTGCACGTTCAGCGGCCCGCCGGGGATTTTCTTGCCATTCACAATGACCCGTCCGTCATAGGATCCGTTCGGCCCGAAGGCCGCGCCCCAGCATGGCTGCGTGTAGTCCAGCGTTTTGCAGACGGCGTAAGTTCCGTCCGCCAGCTTGCCGATGGCGGCGTGGGGAGCCACATCGGCCCCGGATCGGTTCCAACTGTTGCCGTAGATGTTCTTGCCGAGGATCTGGATCATCTTGTCTGCCGTGATTTCCTCGTCTCCGTCCTTCAGTCCGAAGCTCTGCCCCGCCGCCGGTTGCACATAGCGGCGAAGCACAGACCCTGCGAGGTCGGTGCTGTGGACTGTGATGCCCGTCGGGAGGATTTCGGCGTTGTGGTACTGCTTCCAGCACCCATTGTCAATCAGCAGACACTCCAGCAGTCTGAACCGGGTCATTCCTCCACCTCAGGCAGTCCGGCGAGGGAGGTCAGAATGGACAGCAGTCCCGCAACAGCGGAAACGGACAGGACTCTCAGCCAGTCCACCTCGGAGACGGCGGCTCCAACCGCCACCATAGATACGGCACTTTGAGCGATGGTCTTGATGCTCCGCACCAGAGCGGCCTTCCACCATTTCTTGTTTGTCAGCATAGGTCATTTCTCCTTTCTGTCAGTCCGGTTGCTTCCAGCCCGCCGGATACGCGTCCGGTGACCAGGTGTTATTGTCGATCAGGGATTCGTACACAGGAGACAGCAGGGCCGGGTAATGCACCTTATCTCCCTTGTTGTACGCATCCTGTACCCCGGTAGGTTGCCTCCACACGGGGATTTCTCCCGGCTTGGCAACCTCCGTCCAAAGAGCAGGCGTAATATCAGGTGTCCAATCATCTTGGGAGGTATGGCCGGGAGCATTACACCGATACAACTTTTCGCCGTATCGCACTCGATTTCCTTCGCTATATGCAACGCCAGAAGTCCACGCCGGGAACAGCTCCACGCCGTCCAGCGCATCTTCATCCGGGAGGGATTCTGCCGCCTGTCTAATCAGATCACGCAGACGGAGAAGTTTTTCAAGTTTCATCCGGCTCACCTCCGAACAG